TGTAGAAATGATGCCAACAGCAGGCATGAGTGATTGCCTAAAACAAAAACGTATTGTTACTAGAAACATTGGTGAAGGCCAAGAAGGTATTTATATGCAATGTAAAGAAGTAAAAGCAGAATTATATGAAGACATGGGAAGGCTTAAGATCAAAAAATTATATGATTAAAAACATAATTATTGCTGTAGGTATAACGGTACTCATGTTGTGGATATTTAGTGCATTAATGAACTCAGCTTTGGCAGCCAACGATGTGTCAAACGCTGGCGCTACAGACAATACCCAAACAACTTCGTCTGGATCTAACACTGCCATTACTGGCGGTTACAGCTCATCAAGTTCAACAACGTATCAAAGTGGTTCAACCAGTTCTACTTCGACTACAAACACCACAAACAATTCTACTGCAAACAACTCTTACACAGGAGACACACGTGTCGTACCAAGTGCATCAGCACCTAGTATCTCTGCGATGTCGCAAGATTTGTGTACAACAGGCGTATCAGGAGGCATACAAAAGTTTGGTTTGGGTGCTAGTGTGGGTATTACTAAAAGAGATATGAACTGTGAACGTATGAAATTGTCAAAACTATTGTACGATTTTAACATGAAGGTAGCTGCGGTATCTATACTATGCCAAGATGCAAGAGTATTCCAAGCTATGGATCATGCAGGTACGCCTTGTCCATTCCAAGGAAAGATCGGAGTTGAAGCAAGAGACGAGTGGAAAAAATACGATAAGCAAAGACCAGATTATGAAGAGTATGTATCAGCTTTAAGATACATGGAAAAAGTAGACAACGAAATTACAGAGGGGTTTGATGTTAAAGAAAAGTATATACTTGATAGCAATGGCGAGCCTACTAACGTCATCAACAACCATCGCTGATGTCGTTGTAATACCTGACACTCCCAACGTAGGCGATACCACAACAATCACAACTGTTACTACAGGCAATCCTGTCACTACAAATAACTTACTGAGCCATGATTGGCTCGATGGTAGTTGGCAAGGTACAATGTTTCCTGACTCATCTGACATCAATGAGAACATATACCTTACAGGTAAAGATGATAAGTACGCAGAGAGCATAGTAAACTCTGAAGATCTACTCTCTCTAGAAGAATTACAACAAGGACTAACATCTACACTTTCTGCAAAAGTTAGATGGTGGAATCAATGGGATTCTACAATAATAATGGAGCAAAGCGCCAGTAACGGTATCGACACTATTACACAAAGTATTATTTTAGAAGATACAACCAATCACAACAACCAGTTTAACTCGCATACCAATACACTTATCATACCACCTGATCCTAACAATGCACATGGTACGCTTACAACCAGATTTACTTTTGATATCGATGATGCAGCAGGTAACTGGAACAACGGACACAGTGGACCAGATATTATTGAGCCTGATCTCAGACTAAATTATCAAGCTCTTAGTTCTACTACAATTACAGAGATTACATACTGTTGGCAAAACAACCCACCTACTTGTCCAGGTCAAGACGAGATAGCAGAGGTTGAGAACATCATTGACAACTTCCAAGACACACTTGATGATTTTATTTTAGAAGATATTTATGTGTATGAGGAAGACCCTTTCATACCAGAAGCATTGACCTTTGAATACTCATTCAATCCTGAAATATTTGAAGAAGAGCAGTTTGAAATAGAAGATGACTATTTGGTACTTGAAGAATTTTTTTTTGAAGAACAGTTCATTGAACCTGACTATTACGAAGAAGTTGTCCTGGAAGAATTTATACCAGAAGATATTGTTATTGTTGAAACCCTAGATTGGAATGATTCTAATGTAGAAATGTTTGACGAGATGCCTGTGATAGAAGAGGTGTTTGAAGCTGTACCTGAAGAGATGTTTGTTGAAGAGTTTACAGAAGAAATGCAGGATGAGTTTATCGAAGAGGTAGAAGAGATATACGAAGAGGTTGTAATGGAAGAACCACAACCTGTAGAAGAAGTGGCTGTGGCTAAAGAGCCAGAAGTGATAGAGGAAATGCCTAATGAAATTGAGGAGCAACCCAGTAGCGAAGAAGTTGTTGCAGACGAACCAGAACCGACAACAGAAGTTGCCGAACAAAAAGAAACAATCGAGGAGCCAGTTGAAACAGGACCTACAATCATTGCAGAAAAACCACAACCAAGCGCTCAAGAAAGCGTGGAAGTTAATATAGACATCAAGGTTGCAGCGATAGAGAAAGCCATACAAGGTAAGATTAAAAACGAAATGCAAAGAGTAAGTGTTACTCTTAATGTGATTAACGAATTGGTGTCAAAAGAGATGACCGCATCGCAGCCTGACATGACAGCGTACTTTAATGCAAACACAGCATTGTTTGACACAAAACAATTACCCTCTGGCAACCAAGATTTTTTCTTACAAACAGATTTGCAGGGTTATGATAAACCAATCTACCTAGCGCAAGCGAACATTGCAGGCACTGATCCTGTAGTTCAATATCAAATTAAACTTAACGAAGCTAAAATTAAAACAGACAACGCACTGAGAAAACTAAAGGAGTTATTAAATGCAAGGAATATTCAATAAACTAGCAAGCTATGCTGCACTCGTAGGTGTCATCGGTGCTATAGGCGGAGGCTTTATGGCATGGGGTGAGTTTAATAATCGTATTGCACAACTAGAAAACAAAGAGTTTGTAGTCAATGAGACTGTGGATCTATCTGGTATCAATCAAAAAATAGAAGATGTTATCAAAGCAATCGAGGGAGTCAAAGCTGACATAAAAATTAACGGAGCTGCTATCGAATATCTTGATGCAAAGATAGAAGAACTAAAAGCTCAACAAAATAACCCTTTATTAAATTAGGAATGAGGAGACAAAAAAATGAAAAACTTGGAAATTGTGAAAAGTGTGGTAAAGAAATTTTTAGGTTCGGAACACCGTTTGTTGTTGAAGAAAGTAATATTATCTATAAAAGATACCTGTGTCACAACCCTTACAAAAGTAAAGAAGAAGATTGCTTCACTTCGTACTTAACATTGTAGTTAAAACTTAAACATAAAAAATCTTTTAAGTATCTCTGTTGGGTCAAGGCCATCATCATGTAATACTTTTCTGTATAAATTGAATACCCATTCAGGATCTAGGTTTGCTAAGTTGCATACCAACTCAAACTGGTCATCTTGTTTCTCGAACCACATTCTGGACTCGACACAATCAACTAAGTTGAGCGTTCTTTTCTTTGATATTCTGAAATCTTTTTTATCTACAAAGTCGTAGTAGGTTTGGTGGTTTAGGGCCTTACGTTTTACGATACTAACATCGTTAAAATCCATACGTGAGTCATGTAAAGCCACTATAATAACAGAGACCCATAGTTGGATTTCTGGTGACATTGCTGGTTTGTTCTGATCTTGTTCTTGTTTTGTTTTCACTCATAGAACTAACCACAATTTACACACTCTGTCTACGATTTGCGCTGAAGGTCTGCCATAATTGACAGATTAATTTTTTCTGCTCCATCTTATATTCCAGAGCTAGATATTCTCTTTCAGCTTCATTCAAACCGTCAAGATGAGTTAAGAAGGCTTCGTTGGCTAAGGCTAATTGTTCTCTAGCTGACACTGACATATTGCTCGACTCCTTTGCCATTAGTTGGGCCTTTAAAGTTTTACTAAATCTATCTAGGTGATGATAGTTTGACTTTTTCTCAGCCAACTTTTCATCATTCTCAGTCATCCATTGAAGAGCATCCTCAACAGATTTTTCATTTAAGTCTAACATTCTTCAGCTCCTTTGATTGCCATTCCAATTTGATATGCAATTTGTGGTACGATTGCATTACCTAATCCTTTAAGTCTGTCCACCCTATTGGGTACCCCATGAGCCACTCGACCCACGTTGGGTTCAAAGTCCCAGTTCCCTGTGACCTTACATCTGGGTGATTGCCCAACATCTTTTGTTCCATATAATTTACTACATCGTTCAGTTTCGCTCCAAACTTCGTTCCTGTTTTTCGTCTTGTCACTGTCCAACCTGAACTGTTTTTTTTCACTAATTCTGGTGGCATCGTCACTAACATCGAATTTGATGCTGCTGGTGTGGGCCACATCTGCACTGCTTGTCTTAATGCAAACTGTAGATTTATTCCTTGTTCTTTTTTCTTTTTCTCTGCTCTGACTTTCCAATTCTTCAAATTTTCTCCTGGATTGGTTTTGTGATCTTGTGTGTTTGGTGTGGGCCACAATCCATGTTCGGTATCGTTGGTGGGGAGCGTTGACTGCTGAAGCTGGTATAATAAACGATTGGACTTCGTA